GAGAATACCCGTACAGGATCTTTAGAGCGTCTATACGCTCGTTAGACTCGTCCTTGAGCCACTTGCTGAACCGCTTACGGGGTCGAACCGACTGGAGCAGGAAGTCGTACTGGAGCTTCTTGCCTAGCCCCGGTAGACGGTTCATTTCGTTCGCCAAGAATATGGTATCGGAAAAGTACGAAAGTCCCCGGTTGGCTAGAAACGGATTGTACTGGCGTTCCGTTTCAGGATCAGCGTCAATTATGGAATTTTTAGTCTGATTTATGGAATTTAAGAAGTCAAAGGGATTCATTTAAACTCACAGTTCATCATTAATTCTACCATAAACGCACAAAGATTGATCTCCTGATCGGCCACAAATGCAGTCTTGTACTGGTACTCACCTATAATAACAACCGCCTGTGGAATGCTCTTGGCCTCCAGATGCTCGTATAGACCGTCGTAGACCTTCCTAAACACGTCCTGCGGGCTGTTGTCTAGGTTGTTGGCCACCCATTTACGGATCTCTGTAAAGTTCTTGGCCTTAAGATAATCCATTAGTTCCTTGACGTTTAGTTCTCCAGCAGTACTGAGAATACCAATATCAATTACCCCAGCAGCAGAGTACCGCTGGAGTTCGTTCAGGGTACGCCTAAAATCCGGAAAATATTTTACCACAACCTTGGTCAAGACCTTCAGGTCGTATTCAATGCCCTCTTCGTCTAGGATAGCCTGACAACGTGCTAGGAACTGCTTGGCTAATTCTGGACGTTCCTTGGACGGAAAATTAAAGTCGATTACCGTACAACGAGAATGGATGGGTTCAATAATCCTGTTCTTGTAGTTGCAGGTAAGAATAAATCGGCACGTCTTGGCAAACTCCTCAATAGCTCCACGGAGTGCAGGCTGAATGCTTTGGGCATTGGAGTAGTCAAACTCGTCTAGGATCACAATCTTTTGCTTGGCATCTTCAGACAGAGATACGGTACTGGCAAACTGACGAATCTTGGTTCGCAGAGTATCGATATTACCGTCTTCAGAGCAGTTAATAATGATATAATCTGCACCCAACTGAGTACACAGGGCTCGAGCCACTGTGGTCTTGCCCATACCGGGTTTGCCTGCTAGAAGCAGATTGGGACATTCTCCGCTTTGGATAATGGCGTTGAATGTGTCCTTGAGATCTTGTGGAAGCACACAATGATCAATTAGTGCTGGTCGATACTTTTCAACCAACAGGCCGATTGCGTTATTTGCGGTTAGCATATTATTCCTTGTATGTGCTGCTTGCGTCCATGGCCACCCAGTACTTTAGAGAACGACTGGCGTGGCTAAACTGACCGATCACACTCTTGGACAGGGCAACATGGTAGTCGCCATCTAACATCTTCATGTTTTCTAGTTTAAAGTTAAACGAGAAGTCTGCTCCTGCGGTGTTCTCTCCCATTTCGATGGAGAACACATTACAAGTTGGGTCCTTGAGATCCTTGACTACTGCCAGCACCTTGTCGTCATCTGACACAAAGCACAGATCAGGATTACCAAGAACCGCACCTGCTCGTTGTAGTTCACGGAAATCGTCGTGTGTGAGATCAAACTCCACAGCCGCATCCACCTTCTTGATACTCTTGGTGGGATACGACAGAAGCTTGGGATCAGAGTAGTAATACTTAACTTTAGAACCACTGGCTCCGGTAATAGTCACGTACTTGTCTTCAAAACTAAACTCTGGATCTGTGAACAGAGAAACCACACCCAGCAACTTGTTCAGATCCCAGATACCAAATTCAGTGTCAAATGTTTCTTCCACCTCCACCTCTGCCATAATATTTTTGGTGGGAGACATGGTAACAAGTTTAGATCCGGGCTTTACGTACAGATTAGAATTAATACCACTGAAGTTCTTCAGGATATTCAGAGTATCTTTAGAAATTGTTGTTGTCGCTTTAGTCATAATATAAAAATCCTTTATTTATCAAATCGTTCAAAGTTTTGAAAGTCTTCATTATCATCAACATGGCCATGGCGTAGATTATTTAACCAGCCTTGTTGATTTGGTTTGCGGCCACGTTTCTTTTTTCGACGGGCTGCTGCTTCTTTGTGTTCGCGCTTCCAACGTTCGTATTCCGATTCAGGTTCTGGAGTGTACATCAAAATTCCTCTAAATGTGGCATCAAGGTCTTCAGTTTATGATCAATAAAATACTGAAGCAGCTTGTCTCTGCCTTTTCCTTTCTGAGATTTGTATGTGTCTAGAATGCGATCTTGTAGATCTTGTGGTACATTACTCATGTCGATTAGTGTGCTATTCCTAATGTATTTAGGATTTTGATAAAATTCAGACCTCTCTGCATCTTGCTTCAAGGCTGCAATTCGTTTCTGAGTCATTGGCGTTTGTCGCTTGCCGTCTTGTACAAAAGTGTCGTCATCACTAAGAATATTAGGAATTCCATCACTGGAATCGCCTCCTATAACGTGCTCAAACAAAAAACCACGTGGGTCTGAACACGTAAGGTATTTATCTGTAGTAGGACTATACTGTTCTACATTTGAAAACATTTGTAGTTGTTGAAAATCCTTATCATTAGACACAATAAGAATTTTTTCACTTTGAGAATAGGTTTTACAGAGAGTGTAAATAATATCATCTGCTTCTGCCCCCTGTAGACGAATACTAGGATACGGAAAAACTTCTTTGATTTCTTCACGAAGACCATCAAGAATTCCAAACACAGCCTTCCACTCTTCGGCATTTTTGAGTTGTTGCTTCTTGCGATTAGCTTTATAGTGTGGAAAGAATTGCTTTCGCCAGTAATCGCTTCCATCATTACAGATAATCATTTCGCCGTATGAACGAAACTTGGTGCGATACTTTCTATACGAGTTTAAGACTGTGTGGCGGACATAATCTTCATTCAGTGGTTCGCCATCTTTAGCAGCCTGAAAAATATTAGCCAGAATAATCTGGTTGTTATCAATAAGTAGCATGGATTAATTGTACCACATAAAAAACAAAAGTCAAAATATTTGTACCCATTGTTCTGAATCTGTATCAGAAATATATTTGTATAATTTTCCAGTATCTGGATTAAACCATTCATCTCCCGGGGTAACACGAGAAGGTGGAGATGTTCCACTAAAATATGTAACAGAAACTCCATTTCGCTCTGAACCAAGAGGTTCCCATCCAGAATCTAAATGATCTGGTGATTTACATAAATCTGGAATCCGTGAGGCAATGTAGGCTTTTCCTTTTTTATAGACTATATCTCCTTTATTATAGGAAATACAATTACCAGACGCATCTGATACTTTAAATATTGTTGGAAAACTAGCCATTAAGAATATCCTTAAATTCCTCTAAAGTAGTTATCATTTGCTTGATCTTACGCTTACCAAGGAATGAAAACCCTTCTTTTAGATCTTCGTCTTGGCCCTTATAGGCTGTCTTTAGTTCTTTAATATGAGGATCAAACACCTTGACTAGACGTTTGAAATGAACAGGTTTGATGCCTTGCATCTTTAACCACTCATTATGATCCACGTTCTTCAAGGCATCGCGTATAGCAAGACCGTACAGTTCATCGATACGGCTTTCAACCGTGCCCATATATTCCACACTCTTCTTTAAAATACGTTCTTGAACATTTACTTTTTCTTTGTTTGGATCTTCAACCTTTGCTGGACGAAGTAGGCCATGTTGAATAATTTGTTCCACATTACGCTTGATCATTTCCAAAGTTTCTGGACGGAGTTTGGCTCCCAGATTCATTATTCGGCAGCGACTGCCAATATAGATAAATTCCATAGCATTAATATCACATGCTGCTGCGGCCTTGATGTCCTTCTTGGAGTACTGATTTTTCATCATCCAATCAATAACCCAAGGCTTGCACATATTATTATCGCAAGAATAACTGTACCAATTAATTGCTTTAAGAATCTTGGTATCATATTCTTCTGGAGTTAGCTTGTCTGCGTCCTTCCACACTGGCTCACTGCCCATAATCAGGGAATCTACAGAATCACCTCGACCAATACGACGAGACACTTTCTTCTTTTTCTTTTTCATACAATCCTGCTGAAGTTCTTTTTCTTGTCAAATTGAACAACGTTATTGAACCGATCCAGTAATTGGTCTGTCTTATGGCTGATCACATAGACGTTTGTACGAGCACCAAAACTGGACAGCAATTTCATCAGCTCATCCACTCCACCACTGTCTAGACTGGAATCAAATACTTCATCCAGAATAAGCAGATTTGTATTGACACTGTTCTTGAGTTTTGCAATTTCTCGCCACGTCAAGAGCAGTGCCAGATCGATCCTCATCTTCTCGCCTTCGCTGAACGACTCGTAACAAAACTCGTCACGATGGCGACTCTTGATAACTTCATTAAACTCTTCGTCTAGATGAAAGTTAGCGTAAAAATCCATACTGTTCAGATACTTGTTTACGTACTTATTGATTAGTGGAATGTAGTACTTTACAATCTTTGCTTTAATGCCACTATCTTTGAACAGGAATACTAGTTTATCATAAGAACGAAGAGTGTCAACACCCTTTTGTTTCTTTTCCAAAAGTTTTCCTTGTTTGGTTAACTGTTCGGATAATCGGTCTTGGGCATCTTGAATTTTGGCTTGAGCGTCTGCAGTTTCCACAACCACGGTCATCTCTTGGTCTAATCGTTCGTTCAGTTTGATTAAAGATTCTACCGTTTGCTCTTTAGCAGAACTCTTGATGATTAGATCATTAATTTTATTCTGAACAGTGGTAATCTTGTTCAGATTGTTCTTAGACATATTAATGGCTTCTTTTATGCGGTCCAGCGAGCGATGCTGCTCTTGGGCCTTCTCAGACTTCTCGGCAATGACTGTCTCTTTGTGTTCTTTACTGATGGTTTGCTTGCAAGTCGGACAACTGTGGTTCTTTTCGAAGAACTTGATATCCTCTTGTACGCTTTCAATGGAGCTTTCGAGTTTGAAAAGAACGATCTGTTGCTTCTTGAGTTCCGCATTGATTTGGTCTCCCGGTTCTGTTTCTACTTCTAGTTCTTTGATGGTCTTTTGGAGTGCTTTAATTTCTTTAGATAGAGACTTAATAGTTTCTGTGTTTTCTTCCAAAGAACGTTTACGATCAGCAACACGATCAGACGTATTTTGCTGGTACGAAGATACCAGTTCTTGGGTTGCACTAATCTTCTCGTTTACCAAAACTAGTTCAGAATCTATGGCTTGTAGATTGCCTTTGGCCGCACCTATCTTGGTTTTTAGTACTCCGTTCATCTCTGAAAAGATACCAATGTCTAGGATATTTTCAATAACCAGTCTACGGTCTGCAGGAGTCAACTGCATAAACGGAATAAATGAAGACGAACCTAGAACAATAACCTGAGAGAATGTTTTATGGTTCATTCCCAATATCTGTTCTTCTAGAACCTTTTGGTAGTCTTTACTCTTTGCATCTTCATTTAAGAGCTCTCCATCTTTAAAAATTTTAAAGACTTTGGGAGCAAGACCACGGACAATCTTATATTCGGTTTTGCCCACAGTAAACTCTAGTTCCACAACACAGTTCTTTTTATTGATACTGTTTACCAGTTGTGGAATATTCATGTTACGGAATGGCTTGCCAAACAGAGCAAACGAGATAGAATCCAAAAAAGCAAAAGACTTTCCGTTACCGTTTGAACCACACACAAGAGTAGTATTGTTTTTATTAAGCTGAATCTCTGTAAATGTATTTCCAAAAGATCCAAAGTTTTTAAAACGAACCGTCTTGAATGTTATCAATCTAAACTCTCCATGTATATTTCACGAACAATATTCTTTAACTCTTCTTTATTGTCCGATTCCATACCATCAATCTCTCGGTTAATTAGGGTGAGAGTATCATCAGTGATATCCAATTCTGGTTCATCTCTACCCTTTTCACTAAGATCTTCAATAATACTAACACTGGCTGGTTCCACAGCATACAACGAATCTAAGAACTGGTCAAATTTTATTTCACTCTTTTTTTCGTAAACTATTACCTTTACGTAAGTTCCTTTATATTTGGCCGGATCAAAATCCTGAATAAGTGTACCGTTTCTCCATTCAATATTATGAAATATTTTATTTGTGTTTTGGATAAACTGTAGTTCTCGGGTTTCTGTGTCTAGGATATGAAATCCTTTGATTTCATTTGTGTCCACCGTGGTCATCTGATATTGTGTGCCTGTATAATGAACATTTCCTTTAGAGCTTTTCTTATGAAAATGTCCGGACAGCACCAGATCAAACTTCTCCAGGAACTTGTCGTCCATTCCTTCGCCAAACTTTACACCGGGCATTACTTCGTATCCGGTTAATTCTAGATGGCCTGCAAGAATGGTTGCTTTGGAATCAGCAATCTTTTGCATAAATGCTTTTTGATTTTCTTCGTTGATCCACGGCACTAGTAAAATAGACGCACCATTAATAGACAATTCGGTGACATCTTCGTATAG